TCAAATTGTAGTTCTAAATCTTTCAGTTGAATGGTCAAGAGCATAACGCAAGTATAACATATTTAAGACACAAGATCAAAAAAACAGGCACCTAAGTGCCTGTTGTGAAATGGACAGTGTTGCCACTGTCCAGGAGCTACCGATTAACTGTTCTTCATGCAAGTGCTTACTGCAAGAGCCTTCCAATTGGTGTCACTGACCTTGGTCAAGTCCGCAATCTTGAGTGCCATACGCAAGCTCATTTCACGTAGTCGATCCTTGTTCTCGTCCATGAAGTTCAGGATCTCTTCACCTTTTTCTGGGCTGAACTCATAGTCATTGAACAGTTGTCCTTGGCGGAAGATCTGCTTGATACGCAAGAACTTGTCACGCATGGTGTTGAGTGTAAGATCCAAGAAATGGCAACGACTCTGTAGTGCCTCCAAATGGTCCTTCATCTTCTTGCTCTGTAGGTTGTCAAACTTCAAGTTGGTGATGAAAATACAGCCACCTTTGAAGTCAAACGCATCAGGAACACCTTCACGACGCAACATGGCGCTGTCACTGTTCCAGTAGATTCTGCGTTTCTTGCCAGAGTCTAGTGCAGCCTTGAGAATGTTCAAGCTCAAGTCATCTTGGAACACTGAGTCACAGTCGTCAAACACCAACACGTTGGCCGGGTCAGAATGTTTGTACAGAGTGCAGTAGAGACCGATCGGAGTCATGGCACCTTTGATGATTTCATACTTGATCTTGCGACCAGTGATGCGTTCAAACAGACCTGACTTTTCCAGCTCATACTCCACACCGTAGCTCTTGCCCACACCAGGAGGGCCCACTACGATCATGGCTCGCACATCACCGGCGATGGTGGCACGGGTCATTTCTTGCAGGATTTCAAATCGCTGTCCAATACGGTCCATGACTTCATCGTCGGTCTCCACTGGAGCAGACACCACTACCGGACGATCCGTTACCACACCGTCAGTGACAAACTCTAAATCCTCAATGCTGTCAACTTTGATACGAACTACATCTGGAACATCTGGGCCAAAATAGCCATCTGCTTGAACTGTCACATAGCCTCCTCGGGCACCAGTTTGAAAACCCTTGACTAAGTTAAAGATCATACCGTTCACGGGTTGATTGCGATATGATCCGTTTTTAACGAGAATAGTTGACATACTTCTAGCTCCTTCTTTGATTGTTTTAATAATACTATTATAGCAAATTGGTTATTTCTTGTCAACCATGCGTTTCAGCGTGTCATCAAACTCTAATTTGGACAAGATCAAGGAATAGATACTGTACACGCACCCAGTGACCCCCACTATTACCAATCCCATAGCTATCTGCTCCATGGTGATGTACTTTGACGCAAACTGTAACCCAACTCCAATGGCCACACACCATACAGCCAAACCAGTGGTGATCAACCCTGCTTTTACTTTTTGATTCATATTTTGCCTTTCTACAAAAATTGTTGTCTAAAAACTACATTATGTTACTAGTATAACAAAAAGGTCATTTTCGGTCAACCACCTAAAAACCCTACAAGTTTTAGGGTTATTTCCAGTGCTGTAATACGACCGGATCTTGTATGTCCGTTGGTTTGGGTTTGCCATGAAACACCAACACCGTGGTCGAATGCGGTATTTGGGTGCCCGATCCTGGGGCAAGATAGTATTTTTTACGAAAGTCATATCCGCCATCAAGACATTGCCAGCGCCAACTTTTGATGTGATTTATGTCAAAGTAATTCCTTTGATGCGGAGCAATAAGATCATTGATATAATTTTGATCACCATGATACTTGCGTATTATGTCAGCCATGTTTTCTTTTTGAAATTTTTTCCATACCCAGTCAAATTGTGCAGTGTCCCACCACATGATACTGCTGTTGACATCACAGGAAGTGGGTCTCCATAGATATTTGAAATCTCTCACAGACCAAAAAGAGGACAAAGGACGATTCCATAAACGGTCTATGTTGTTGACTATGACCACATCTAGGTCAAAATACAACAAAGGGCCACTGTAGTGACCACTGTTGAATAATTGCATTTTGTACCACCAACCTCTGCGATGGCCACCAATGCCCCAGTCCTCAAGAACATGTTTTACCATGGGAGCCGGAACAGGTCGGCTGGCTTCTGTGTAAACGTGTAGAACTATGCCCACACCGACATGTCGGTTCAACATGTTGTACAGCCGTTCAACATAATCCCAACTGTAGGCATCGCCGTGGATCACACAAGCACAGTGAATCGGGCCTGTGACCGGAGTTGGTGTTGTTGCACCCGCGGCAGCCATTTTCATAGCACGTTTTTCAAACTTGTCCATGCTCACACAATCTTGACTGTAAACGTCGTAACCAAAGTCCTTGTTTGATTTCCTGGACCGTGTATTCAGTATGACAAATCTCTGTTAACCACTGTTCTCTATCTAGGGTGTAGGGTTTTTCAATATCTGCCAACTGTATTGCCACCGGATGAGCCAGACTGGATTGATCTACCAAGGGTCTAGTGCCTGCCAAGGCTGCTTGTATGCCAGGCCCGGAGTTGTAATTGACTAGAGCATGGCATTCAAAGGCCAAATTGTAACTGTCATAGGTGTTGACTATTTTAACAGGTTTTTCTATCACTACATCTCGAGGCAACTGTGCAAGCCCGGCACTATTCAACCGACTTCTAGGATGCGGACGCACCACGATAGGGCGGTCTGTTACCCGACGTAGTTGTTCTACTTGTTGTATTATCCAGCTTTCTATGCTGGCCAGATCTGCAACTTGTAAACTGTGAGCGTGTTGTGCGGCTATGACGATCTTGGGATCTCGGCTTAGGTTAATGGCCAAGCTGATGCCCAGCTTTCGGGGGCGACCCCAATCCAGGTTTTCAGTGTGTCCATAATATCCCGTGGCAGTTACGGAGTTTAGGGCTATCTTCCAGGTTTCTCCGCGATATAGGGCACCTATGTCCACCACTATCACAGGTCGTTTGGCATCTCTATACCGTGCCCAAACCTCTTGATTGGCCTTCATGCGACCCGACCACAGCACACTCCATATTATGGCCGCATCACAATCATAGCTGTTTTCATGTGTTGATATGCCAGCGGCTCGCAAGCTGTCAAGCAAGGCTGTCATGACTGGCCCACTGTTTTGGGCACACCGAGAAGGAAAGTAGGCTACTGATCTGATCACTAAATATCCGTGTGAAATATACTGTAATTACCACGTTTAATTCCCTGGGCTACAAACAATATGGTCAGCGCATGATACAAACTTTTTTGGACAACTGGCCAAAAAATGTCATGTTGATCGTGTATGCCGAAGACTGTGAGATCAAAGAGTCTGCAGACAATCTCATATCTAGAAATCTCAACGCTGTGCCGGAATTTACAGCATTTAAAAACAAATGGAAAAATGTGCCCAAGGCCAATGGAGATGTCAGTGCAGATCCTGTACGTAGCCGTAGACGAGATGCTGGCAAAGAATTCAAATGGGATGCCGTGAGATTCTCTCACAAGGTCTACAGCATTTTTGATGCGGCTAAATCCAGCAACAGTGATTATCTGATATGGATGGATGCGGACATGGTGTGTCACAGTCCTATCACCCTAGAACAACTAGACCTTTTTTTTACCAAAGACTTGTGTTTTTTGGGACGACGCGGCAAGTACAGCGAATGCGGTTTGTATGCCATGGACCTACGCAGTTCTGCCATGCGTGATTTTCTACAAAAATTCCAAGAATACTATGATCATGCCGAAAACGGTATTTTTACCTTGGCCGAATGGCACGACAGTTTTGTGTTTGACAAAATACGCGAACTGGTACCTGTTGACAGTCTTGACTGGAGCAAAGATTTGATTACCGGTGAAGGGCATCCTTTGATCAACAGTGCCTGGGGAGCATACCTGGATCATCTCAAAGGCAGTCGCAAACAACTCGGCCGTAGTCCTGGACAAGATCTTATTAAATCTAGACTAGAAAGCTATTGGCAATGAGAAACTTCATTATCTGCTTGAGTGAAATTCCTGCATCTTTGCAAACTGCCACGGACTTGAAACAACAACTAGAAGCCAACGGAGCCTGGGTTGAGCTGTTCGAAGGAACTTACGGCAATGATGCCGTGGCAATGATGCAACAAGAAGGTCGTGTGTTTCATCCATGGGGAATCAAAGGTCCTGACTGTCCGGCTGATCCCAATGACAAAAGTGTGCTCAAGGCCAGCACGCCCGGAGTCAAAGGTTGTTTCTACAGCCACTATAGATTGTGGAAGAAATGTGTGGAACTTGATCAACCCATCATCATCTGGGAAGATGATATAGTACTAAGTAGACCTTTCACTCCAGTCAAATTCAATGATGTGTTGGTCATCGCTTTGGGTCATCCTACCAAGAGCCAAGGGTACTTGGATTATTTAGAAAATCCCACAGGTCGTCCTCGAGCCAAGACATATCGTCAAACCAGCATGCCCGGTTGTTGTGGATATGCAATTAAACCACATGCAGCAAAAAAATTGATAGAAACCTACGCGAATACATTTTTGCCAGCTGACAATGCTATCAATCAGTATCATGTTCAAATCCAGATTCACAATTATATCATGGGCACTGCATTGGTAGACAAAGATGGCAAGAAAAGTCTAACACGTACCAAATTTTGGAATCAGTTTTTGCCAGTTGCAGATCAAATCAGCGAGGAAGAATAGAACATGTGGATCTTGGCCACCCGTACCAGAATTGAAAACTGCCAACGATTCATTGCTGGTTGGATCAAATCACAAGCATCGACTCCTGTGTATGTGCGGTTAGACGAGTGTGATCCATTTATTGAGCAGTTAAAAAATTTGCCGTGGCCCGAACAGTTAACTGTACATGTAGGACCCAGACAGGGTCTGCGTGCAGCCATGGAGGAAATGTTTCAAGCACACCCCAACGAGCCATGGTATGGCATCTTGGCCGACGATCTGGTACCTCGTACTCCGGGTTGGGATCAACTGTTGGTTGAACGTGCTGGACGTGATTGTATCTCATATCCCAACGATCTAGGACGCAAAACCAAACTGCCAACACACCCTTGCGTGGGCGGAGATCTGGTACGAGCCCAAGGATGGTTTGGGTTGCCTGTGGTGCGCCACTATTGTGTGGACAACGTTTATCGCTACATTGGAGATCAGCTGGGCATCAAACATCGCTTGGATGATGTCATATGCGAGCATGTGCATTACTCGGAAAAAAAATCCGAGCGCGATGGACTCTACAGAGAAACCAGCCGTTTCAAAGATTCAGATGATGCGGCTTACGCTGAATGGCTAAAAGAACAAGGCCCTAAACTTATAGCACGGTTGCGTCAATGTGGTATTGGTAATTAGAGTAAATTGTATGTGTATCCCGGATCATACTCGGCGATAGTTCCAATATATTGATCAATCAGTTTTAGTGCTTCTCCTGATGTCCATTCATCTACTGTAAATTGATTCCATGCTAAATGTTCGTGCCAGGCATCTCTAAATTGAGGCTCTTCTGGATTTTGCCAATCTTCTAGCATAGCACGCCCAGCGGCCCAAGTTGGACAAGGTTCAATACTAATGACTTTTTTACCATACCACAATGCTTCGCAAGTGATGGCCGAGGCTGCTGTTACTACTAAATCGGCCCAGTCAAGATCGTCCCACAGTGTAGCATATCTCAAGCCGGGTTTGCCTGGCTTGTATCTTATCTTGACATTGGCACCTGTAAATTGAGAGCTGATATTTTCAGCCCATTGCTGTGAATTCTTTTGAGACCAAGATAAACTTGCCATTTTACTAGGAGCAATTAAAACATTTTTTATTTGTTTTACTTTCCAAGGATGCTTGGGCAAATTCATTATCTCCCATCTGCTATATGGCACTGGTAAAAGTCTAATATTTGCCCATCCATTTATACTGACACGCCACAGTCGTCGATGCTTTGATGTATGATTTCCGCAATAGCCTCGACCGATATACAAAGCCAGCTGTCGGCGATTCATCCATTCGCGCACCCAAGGATTACCAATGTCAGATCCGGTGATAACCAACATGTCATTTTTTACATCTTTCCAATCTTCAATAAAATGTATTTGTTCAAAATGATTTTTCCAGGCAGGTAACCATGGATGGTCTTGTGAGAATTCGTGATTTAAAACTTGAACTTGCATAATACATTATTTATAAAAACTGTTTTATGTGTTTCCACGCAGAACCATTGCTTAATTCTTCAAAGTTCCAATGACTCATGGCCAATCGTTCCAACCAAGCCTGACGTTCAAAGGTCTTGGGAGATTCAATATGACTGACGTCTGTGTTGGCCACCGGAAATGCTTGACTGCGTTGAGGCACAGGATCTGTGACAAACACCGGAACACCTTCTATGGCTCCAGCTACCCCTGGACTGCTGTTGTAAGTGACCACTGCCCAGGCTCTGTGCAGATCATCTTTCAAGTTTTGTGTGTTACTGATTTGCCATCTGGCATCTGCAGTCAAGTAGTTAGAGGCCTGTTTGTCCCCTGGATGTGGACGTACTCTAATGGGTCTATCAGAATACTGTCTAATTTGATCTACAACTTGATTTAACCATGCCATTACTCCTAGACCACTCATGCTCCATCCACCGTGTCGTTGAGTGCAAATCAAGATGTATTCCCCTTGGGTTTGCCAGGCCCGGGGGTATATATCAAGTTCGTGTTGTATTTTGAGCCATCTGGCAGGATCGACCCGACCGTCAAAATAGTTGCCCGTGGTAGGAAATACACCATCAAAACTATACCGCAGGTAGTTGGCCGGATGATTTTTTTGTTTGTAATTGAAAAGATTACTGTCTACTACAACCAGTCGTTTGCCAAGTCTACGTTGGGTGTCGATGACCTGTTGTCGCAAGGTCAAATGCGGAGCAGATTTTCCTTGTTCGTGTGTCCAACCTTGTATGACCGCTACATCAGCAGGAATTACCTCGAATCCGCTGTGTGCAATACCTTGATCACCTGCACGGTTAACTCCTTCAACAAATCTAGTCAGTATTTCACGTTTGTTAGAATTTTTACTGCTAGGCGGCACTGCACTCACATAGCTGACTACCCGCATCACATGTTCCTTTGTTGGCAGTATTCGGTGAGTATGCGTTCTCTATGCCAGTCTTCGCTTTGTGGAGTGTCGGCAAACTCATGGAAACACGGAGTTCCCAAGGTATAGTGCAATAATTTTGCCTCAGGATTGGCTCCATACTCGTCAGGCAGCCAATTCCATTCTGGAGGTATTTCGCCTATGCGAGCATCGTCGATCCATGAGAATCTATGTAGATAGCTTCCGGGTTGACTTTGCACAAAGTCAGGAGTGAGTTTTCTGTTGGGCCAACTACTACAGTTCCATAAGATCACGCTGGACCAGTTCTTTCTTGGGTAATCCTCGTTCTTGGCACCCATGTATTTTTCTGTCATGCGAGTTTTATAATCGTGCTTGACTACCATGACATCTTTGTCATATTCACGTAAACTCCATAGTTTGACTATGTCATCCTTCAACACCATGTCACCGTCGATGAATATGGCCCAGTCTCTATATCCCATAAGATGCGGAACCAAAAATCTAGTGTACACAAAATGATTGCTGTTGTCACCGTGTGTTTCTTTGTAGTCCTGGAACAAGTTCAAGGCTACTGGCACAATGGCCACGGGCTGACTGGCATGTCTTATAATACTGTTCACACAGGTATGATAAGCTATAGCTTCTCTAGGATCATAGCCTATGAATACAGGAATCGGAGTCACTGGCGTCTTTCAATGTCTGTTTCAACACATGCATCGCCATATTGTATTTCCACCACACGTAGAGGTTGGTCAGTTTCGTTGCACAGTTGATGCCACTCATTGCGATCAATGTGTATGTGTTGATGCTGTGCGAATTCGCCTAACAATTCCGCATCGCTTTTTCTATTGATGGTATAAACCGTGGCAACGCCTTCGGCCACAAACCAATGTTCGGCACGCTGACCATGTCGTTGCATGCTGAGTTGTTGTCCAGGTTCTACTGTGAGTTCCTTGACTTTGACCTGTGCGCCTGCTTCGTGCAACACACGATAGTAACCCCAGGCCCGTTGAGTCCTGGGAGCTTTCCACTCCTGCAAGATCCAAGAACTGGAGTTGGCTTTGTCGAATCCGCCCACGCCAAATATGAATTTCAAATTACTGTCTTTGAAATCCATTTCGGGAATATTTTTGTCGGTGCGATCACCGCCGTTGGCAAATATCAATTCACTGTTGGGATAATGTGCCCGTGCTTGTTGGATAAAATGCCGAGCTGATCCGTCTGTGTCGTCAAAAGTGTAGACTTCATCGACCATGGACAGATTGTTGATGACACACAAACGCTCGTTCCAGGGCATGAATGCACGGCCTTTTTTACGGGCCAGCCACTCATCGGAGTTTAATCCAACAATCAGCATGTCGCCCAGTGCGCGAGCTGCCTTGAAATAGGCAATGTGTCCAGAATGCACCGGATCAAATCCGCCGGTAACCAATACAATTTTGTTCATATGCCTATATTTATGGGCATTTAATGACAGGTCAATATTAGCCGTAACAAACAAAACTCTTGTTTAACCAAGGCAAAATTAAATCTGTCTGCACAGGATATCCATGGGCTTGCACACTTTTGTCCACGGAATCTGGCAACAATTTTAGCTCTTGTAACTGGTACCAATCGACCTGTTTTGGATCCATGGGTTGATGTTGGCTTTTGTAGGCCACGGCATAGTTACAAGGGTCGTTGGGTTTTTGTAGGAAAAATCCACTTTTACAATCCCAACCAGTGACGGCCAGCATGTGTATGAGACTGATCAAGCTGTGATGATAATAGCACCCACTGGGCTGATAAAACACCTGTCGTTTTTGTTGGAAATTTGTGGTTTGCGGCACTATCAATATGATCATGGCACCAGCACTGGCCATATGCCACCATTTGCTCAAGGTGCCAATGGGATTAACACAGTATTGAAAAGCATCATTGCACCACAACAAATCAAAATTGGTCTTTTGAGGTTGGAAGTCAGATTCAAAGTCCACTCTCTGATAAGTGATGTTTGCATATTTGCGTGCTACAGCAGGAGTGTCAATCATGTCTATGCCCACACATGGTATGTTCAACGGGCGCGGAGATTCTTCTCGTGTGGCGGCTGTGGCCCACCATTCTAGATCTTGTCCTTGTCCACAACCAAGATCTACTACCGACTGTAGGCTCTCCAGGAAATCATCGTACTCGCGCAAACAGTTGAATACCTCCATGCTGCGATGATTGGCTTCCACAGTGGTCTTGAACGTCATACTGAGATGTCTTCCATACCTGCTGTACGCAGTCGAACTATGTGCCCCATTTGCCACTGCTTGGTATCTAGACCTTTCATGATGCCCAGCCAGCGATTGCGTAGCAGGGCCACTTCGTTGATGATGGTTTCAAAATCAATGACCTCGTCTTCGCCATCCACATACTTTTCGGCGTCTCTGCTGGTCAAAGCACGCTGATAACCTTCAAGATATTTTTGAAAATGCCTGCGGCGGATTTTTCGTAGTTGGATGTTGAGATAGTTCAACACAGCCTCGATTTCTTGCAGTTGATTGAATCTGTGTTCAGTAACACCCGGCAAGGCCGTGATGGCTTTTTCTACCAGGCCGCCGATCCTACAATCGCGTTTGGCTTCATCTAGCTCGTGTTCATAGTGTGCTATAAAATCAGGAATAGCCCCAAGATTCGCTACTATTTTACTATACCACATGTTCTATCCAATGCTGAAATGTTGTTGGAAACACCGACAGGTCTAAATCTGGCCGGCGACGGACAAATTCGTGCAAAAATACCGACAAATCTTTGCGTTGCCGCTCGCTTGGAGTCGCCTTCATACTGTCTAAAATAAATTGTTTCTTGTCAAACTTCAAATCGTCGATCTGCCGCATGGTCTGTTCTTTGGTTTTGTCATCCATTATGTAGGCAGACAAAAAATTAGGATTGTACACACATTCAATCTTGAATTCGTAAGAATCAAACAGGCGATATAATTCAGCGAAATTCCACACCGTAAGATTGGATATTACCGAACTAAAATTGAACGGCATGTTTAGTTTTTTCAACAGTTCAATTTTTTTAAGCCAATCGTCCCACTTCATACCATATCGATTGAATTCATAGGCCTTGCCCACACAATCAATGCTTAATGCCAAAGAAACATTTTTGTATTGTACAAGATCATTGATCAGACGTTCGAATCTTTTGAAATTTACACCCGTACCGGTGAAAATCTTGATTATTGGGGCCTGGGTATTTTGTTTCACTATGTCTATTAGATATCGACTCAAAAATGGTTCACCGCCGCTGATCACTATGGTTTCTGCCGTTGGCGACAATCGCGATATTTCTGCCAGCACGTTTTCTGTTGCTACAGCATTAAATCTTTCTTCCTGGCTCAGTTTGGAAAGAATTTTATCGGTATTGGTCAGTTGGTAACGATCTGGCTCGGACTCTATGTTGTAACTACCATTTTGTATGAGATCGTTACGCCAGCTGGTACTGTTTTCTTTGCTACAATAAGTGCAGACCAAGTTGCAATCTGTGTTCAGTGTGATATCGATGACTTTTGGAGTTGTAAGAACTTGAGTGTGAGTGCGATCTTGTCCGACGGTATATAACCGTGGACTGGGAAGACCTTGATCCTCGGCCCGCCAACAATTTTGTTCACAACTAGAATTTCTTTCATTGCGCAACATCTGTTCACGTTCCTGCACGCTTACAGGGTTATTGAACAATTGCCCTGGATTGGAACTCAACCAATTTAAATCAATACGATGTGGTTTAGCAGCATGACAATTATAGGTTATTCTAGATTCTAGATCTATTTTCAAAAACCTAAATTTGTGATTACAGTAGTAGTCCCGAGAACTCATTAATAATCGTCATCCTCGTAGTCTTCCTCATCTTCCTCATCTTCCTCAGAATCTTCATGATCTTTGAGATAGTGTGCTAGGGCACGTTTGACTTCTGAATCGTTTTTGAATGTATTTTTGATTTCATCGGCATCTACATCGTTGTCGATCAGGACTGAAACCAGGGTTTCGGCTGCTTCGTCACGGTCTACTGTGTTGACATAACGACGTATTTCATCCCAGATTTCTTTTGCTAATTCTACTGACATCTATTATTCCTCCGAGGCTGTTTCTTCAGTACTTACCGTTTCCTTCTGATTTGCAAAGTCGGCCATGACCTTGTCCAAGCATCCGTCTTCGTTGCTTTCCCATGCCTTGCGGAACTGTTTGATGATTTCGCCATCGCTGGTCACAAACATAAGTCGGTTTCCGTCTTTCTTGAGCAGGCCTTTCTTTTCAGCCAAGTCTGTTAGACCGCTGTAGGGATTCATACCTGTTTCATAAGGAATTTTGACCTGCACACCTTCAAAGGGTTTGGCATAGCGTGTTTTCATAACCTTGCATCCGGCACGGATACCCATGACTTCTGAAATCTTGTTGCCGTCTTCGTCCTCTTTTAACTTCATCTTTTTCATGGCAACAACAATACTGGAAGCATAGATAAAACCCTGACCGCCGGAAATCTTGTCATCGGGATCAAACATGTCCTGCGACGCATAGGTGTGATTGGTACACACCAGGCCCACATTGTAGCTACCAAACATGTTGACGCAGTTGCGAACAAGTGCTGTGAGTGCTTTGGGTTTACGACCCAAGTCACCTTTCATTTCACCGGCGTCAAACTGATTTACGTCGGTTGGAGTAAGCAACATGCCCAAGCTATCAATAATAAACATGACCTTGGGACGCTCACCATCGGGCAAGGCTTTATAATCAGCCATGAATGTGCTGATGGTCTTGGCCACATCGTCGATCATGGCCATGCTTAATTTTAATAGTTTGCTTTCGCTAGTGTCCACTCCAAGTGCCTTGAGCCAATCTTCGTCCAGTGCGTTTTCACTGTCGATTAGCACAACAAAGATACCTTGTTCTTGTGCGTTTTTGGCAATGTTGCCTGAGCAGATGTAACTCTTACCTGCACCTGACTCACCGGCAAACACAGTGACCTTGCCCAGTGGAATGCCTTTGTTGAAGTCTCCTGAGATCAAGTAGTTGAGTGCAAAGTTGCCCGTGCTGATCCAGTCTGTGGGATCGTTGAATCCAATCGACAATCCGTCGATGCTTTTTGTAATTTCTTTTCTAAATTTTGATACGTCAAATGGTTTTGCCATGTTTCACCTGTAGTTGAGAAGAAGCACAAGGGAGCGATCCCTTGTGCTGTATGATACTATATATTACTGCTTTTGTCTAGCACGAATCATTGCCAAAATGTCTTCGGCTTTTTGTGTCGAAGGTTTGGCTTCTACCGATACACTTGCTGCTGCTGGTGTATCGTCTTCATCGTCAAAACTGCTAGATGCCACAGGAGCAGATTTGGCCGCTGGTGCCGGAGTGTCCTCATCTACATGTGCTACACCGCTACCACTTGGTGCACTTACGCCTGCTGGGCGGAAATACTGGCCCCAGCGTTCGGTGTCGTAGCTCTGACCATCCACTGATGCTTCGAACATCTCTTTGATGACCTTGACTTCGGCTTCAGTTGGCTTCTTGGGCAAGAATGTGCTCAAGTCAAACAGGCCATGCTTGTCCACTGCCGCCTGTTCGGCTTCGGTGAGTGCTGTTTCTTTGCGTGCCCACTTGCTGGTGTTGTAGTCTGCATAACCACCTTTGGATGTCTTGGTGATGCGGAAGTCCAAGCCACGTTGCAAGTCGGTTGGCAATTCTTCCAGTTCTGGATCCATCAAGGCTGATTTGATGATTGAAAAGATCTGAGGACCAATGATGAATCTACGGATTGGATTTTCTGGAGTCTTGTCGTCGCTGAGTGGATTCTCACGCACAAAGCCTTGGAAAATGTAACTGCGTTTTTTCCAATACTTACGGCCCATGTCTTCAAGAGCTTTGTCTTTGAACCAGGTACGAACTTCGGTAAGCACCGGGCAGGTCTCTTGCCACATTTCCATGCATGGCACTTGGACGTAGACTTGTTTGGAGTCTGCTTCACCTTTGACGCCATTGAATGGCAAGCGGATCATGGCCCGTTCTTGCCAGAAGAATGTGTTTTTGCTGTTACCGTCAGGCAAGAAACGGAGTGTGGCACTGGAGCCTTCATCCATGTTCCAATGTGGGTAAATCGAATTGTCACCGCCTGTGGAGTTTCCGCCTTGTTTGGATTCGCTGGCGGCTAGTCTTGCGCGAATTTCTGCTAATGATGCCATAGTTAAGTTGCCTTTCTAAAAGTTTTACTATGTGTTGCCTATCTAAATGTTTAGATGTTACGTTGCCTGTGATGCTGAACAAAAAAGCGCATACACTTTTGCAAGTATACACGCTGGTTTGAGTAGCGTCAAGTGTATTTATGACGCGGTTGTTCTATTTCTAGTTTTTTATCATGCCCGATAGTTCACGCAGGCGGGTCAAGAATCCGGTGTCTTCAGCAACCGGTTTCATGCGACCCGAATGTCCGTACTGCCCAGCCAATGGTGAATTGTCTTGACCTTCTGTGCCACATTCCATCATGCCGTGCTGTGGACACATTTCACCAGCTTCGGTCATGTTGCAACGGCTTTCTTCTAACCCTGTCTTTTGACCATATGTTACAGCAGTGTATTCATTTAGCTTGTTTGCCAGTTGTTCAGCATTTTGAACGAGTGATTTGTAGATTGGTTCGTAAAAGGCCATGGATTTGGCTGCACTTTTTTTGTCTTTGTCGGCAAACGATCGATAAGCACCATCAACTGTTCTATAAGCTTCAAATTGTAGGTTAAGATATTCTTTATATTCAGCAGGTTTAATCTTGCTACTAAAATTTGTTAGTGCATTTACAGAAACCTTTTCTGCTTTGGCAATAGTAGCTGGATCAAACCATCCTGTGAAGTATGGAGGTTTTTGCACGGTCAGATCAAAAGCATCAGGCTTGTCTCCTGCCACCCGTCTGTGTCCTTGTGCTTCTGCCTGACATATGGCTCGTATCGTCATGACTTTTTCAAGTGAATACACATTAGAGACAGCAGTGGGCTTGGACGAGCCCGGTGCGGCAGCTTGTGCTTGGCCAGCCACGCCAGCCAAAGCGGCACCACCAAGTGCGGCACCGGCACCTCTGAGGAAATCTCTGCGAGTAAGTTCATCTAACTCTTCTTCGTACATGCCACACTCTTGGAGTCCATGAACTGGACAACTTTCACCGGCTTCGGTCATGTTGCAACGATCGGCTTCATTGATTTCATCATTGTTGTCAACAGCGTCGCCTATTGCATTGCCAATGGCTGATCCAGCCATGCCTGCTAGACCACGTTTGATAGTGCCTGCGGCAGTGCCTACTGCTGCACGTCCCAGCGCACCTCCAATTGCTGCTGCCAGTGGAGCAAACTCATCTAATTCTTGTTTGGGCACGCCGTCGATGTCGGCCGGTGTCACACCCGGATTGGATGTTTCAGACACTTCCGGTTCATAGTCCGGAGCTGGTCGTTCTTGAGCAGGCACACCTGCGTGTTTCAAGATTGAACTCAAATCTTCTGCGTATTCAGGATAGGCTTTTTCTTTTGTTCCTTCTGGATCTTCAGTTTGATCCGCAGGATCTTTGACAGCTTCTGCCATTTCATCTTGAGGTTCTTTGATGCTGACATCGCGGATAAATTCATCGCTGGCATCTCCACCCAGCATTTCATCAACTGGTTTTATATCAGCTGGTGTTTGCTCAGGCGGATTCATTGTGGCTTCTGGATCAATGTTAAAACTACTAATAACTTTCATGACTTCAGGATAACCGGTCATCTCCTGCATGCGATTTATGATAACCTGTCTGGCATCAGCATTGGCATCTTCGTCGGCCAAGTCCATGAGTTGATCAAACAACACGTCATCACCAATCAAATCATACAATTGCTCTTTGGCATTGATAGCGTCAGCACCAACTGGCAGATCTTTGCTGAGTAATTCTACCAGCTTGGCTTGTTTTTCTGGTGTGTCTGGCAACTGCCAAACTCCTTCCATGAGCTGGTCAGCCCATGATTCAAATATTGCGGCTTCTTTCATAGCGTTTTCCTGTTGTTGTATCCGTGCTATCAACGGCAAGGCTTCTTCAATGCGTTGATCAATACTTTGTGTTACAAATAAATGTTTGAGTCCTTCAATAACTACACTTTCTTCATTGACTGTTAGTGGAGTCCAAGATTCAAAATAGGTTTCATAGCCTCTGCGAGTAGCAAGGCTTTTTAAATTGCGTTGAAGGTTTTCATAGTAGGCCGTGGTCTGTTCTACCAAAGCAGCGGTATCGCCTTCTAATAGTTTTCCTGCGTTGGCACGTTTAAAACGACTCAGCAGTGTGAGGTCTGTGACCATTTCGGCTATGTGCTGGCCACGTAGATCGTAAGGTCTTCCGCCGTTTCGAACATGTTCCAGCATGGCCTTACCTGCAGTGAGATTGCGGAATGGTAACTTGTAGCGTTCACCTTCTGCTGTTTCAATAAACAAGCTATCTACATAACGGAATCTGGCTTCGCCTTCGCCCAGACTGCGTTTGTGTTTGATCATGAGTCGGCTTTCGTTGGCTCCGGCATTCCACGATACATCTCGTTTGCCCTGCCACGATTCAAACAAGCCTTCCTTGATGGCAGCCTGGCCTTGCATGCTGTAGCGCAGGTGATTGAGATTTTTAACATCAAAATTGCCACGATTTGTTCGCACTGCAAAATTTTTAAGTTGTTCTAAAAAAGCAAACCATTCTGACTTGTCAGGTTCTTCCATGGTCTTGCCCACATTGTCTGCGCAGTAGACTTCTAGATCGCCACGATCGTTGAGCATGATCACCACAGTGCCATAATCTCGTCCACTTTCCGCACGGAAATCAAAGCTGAATATTTCAGCTCGGGTAGGATCTGCGGCGGGTTTGCCAGAAGCATCCAGGGTTTCGGGCTCAAAATCGCGTGTGACCAAGAGATCAAACAGTTGTCGTGCTGGTGTAATGTCTGCCATAGTAGTGTATTTAGCTAGTATCGTGTGCTGATGAAGGGCATGGGCGGCTCAAGCATGTCGCCGTGATCACGCATTTGTGTGTCCATTTCTGTATGGAAAGTCTGTAACAGTTGCATCATGCGCACAGCTAAAACCGTGGCCATGACTAAATCGTCGGTTTCGCCTGGCTTGGCAGCAAAGCTCACACCGTGTGCCACAAAAGTTTTGAGTTCTGAAACCAGGCTGGAGCTGCGTATTTTCATACGACCACTTTCTACTAGCAATTTCAGCTTGTTGCAGGCATTGAGCTTGGGTTTGTTGGTGGTGTTGAACCCTTTGCGATATCTGCGGCTGCCCCCACCGCCGGGTTCGCTGAGAAAATAGCCCTGTATGTTTTCTTCACCGTATTCTGCTATGCTGATCAAGGCCGCTTCACCTATGGTGTTGTTTTCTATGCTGTAGTAGATTCGTTGCGGATCCTGCACAGTTTCATTGAGGTGCCGTACTATGTCAGCCAAGATACGCACCTGTTCAGGTATGGTGGTCCTGTTGTGGCGCCATTCGGCTACTTGTTCAGTGGTCGTGGCTTCAAACACTTGTATGGCAGCAGGATCTCCACCAGTGCCCAGACTGGGGTCAAGCGCCACGGTATAGATACGATCTTTCTTGGGACGCTGATACCAACGTACTTGTCCAGTTTTGTAGAGTGGTTCGTGTCCTTGTAGATCGATCAGCTTGGCCGGAGCTATAAGTGTTTCGTCGTTGATGATGAACTCACATCCCATCTCACGACGGAAACGATCTTCGCCCAGCTGTGCTCGTTGTTCTATGGCCCACTTTTCATCACGATCCGGATGTTCATGCCAGTAGCTACGATAGGCCCTAAATCCATTGATGCCCAGGGCAGTGGGGTTACCATAGGCATCTTCGCACTTGTTGGCTCCTTTCCATAGCAAGGCAAACTGATCCTCGTCTGAATTTGGTGTTGAAGTAATGATTGCCTTGCCACCAGTGGCCAAGGTAGGGCTAATGGATGTCCAAAACTCTTTGGCTATGCTGGGTCTGACAAAGGCAAACTCGTCGGCGTACAGCAAGGATATACTCATACCGCGGCCGGTGTTTTCTGTTGTGGTAGTTGACACTATGCGACTACCGTTTTCAAAATCTAGGTTGCCTTTGTTGTAACTGGTACATCCTGCTCGGATATGATCTGGGCACAGCTCATAGGCATAGCGGATACGTTGCATGATCTCTTGAGAGCCAGTGTACTTGTGTGCGGCGATTAGGATTGTGCTGTCTGGAACAAACATGGCGTACCATAAGAGATAGCCCGCGGCACTGGTTGATTTTCCAGTTTGTCGCGGCATCATACTGATACTGAATCTGTAATTGTGATAGGTATCTATCAGGCGTGTCTGATATTCAAACGGATGATACAACATCTTACCGCGTGTGGGATGTTGGATGTAGAAAAAATTGTCCATGAAATACTGCGGACCTGTTACAGGATCTGCACATTTCAAAAATTCATCCAACTGTTGCTCAGTGAAACTTTGACGTCTGTAGGGAGCTTTGACTAGAGTGGCTTCAGTTTGTGACATGATCTGTATTTAATAAATGCTGTAGTTCTGGCCACAATCTTGCAAACTGATCTTTTTGATCCGGATGATACACAGTTTCTATTTCTTGGGTGTGTTGTTGTAGATCTGCCAACGCTACTGCTTCGTGGTCTTTGGCATAATTTGCTCTGGCCTGATGTAAAAAACCTCGTTCGCCATGGGTAAGATCCGATCTAGACAACACAAGGTCCAACTCTTTGATGGCCAGATCCTTGACACTTGGGCCCAGTCTCAAAGGATCCAGACAAGCCGGACCGTACAGGCTTTGCCACTGTATGGTAAGATCGTTTTCACGGGCCCACGAAACAAATTCGTTGAGTCTTGTGGCATTGTACAGATTGTAAACTGCATGTATGCCCATTTCATGCCCGGGCACAGATTTTATCAATTTGATATTGTGTGACAGCACTTGCCAACTGGCACCGTGTCGCACATATTCGAATCTTGTACCTATGTTGTCAAAACTACAACTCCAACCCACGTTACCACGTTTAGACAATTTTTGGAAAATTTTGTTTTGACTGAGCTCTACACTGAGATTGGTTATAAGGGTTACCAAACAATCATCTGGAATCACATCCAGCAATCGTTCGTTTTCTTTGAGCAACAAGGGTTCACCACCCACCAAGGCCACCTGCTTGATCTTGGACTGATGGTGTTGCAGATAATCACATACCTGTTCATAATAAGGACGAGTGCCTGATCTAAATGAGATTTTTTTTAGATCTGCCCATTTGCTGGAACATTTGTCACCACAATAGTTACAACTGAGATTGCAGGTAGTGTTCCATCGCACATCTATCAAAGTAGGCACATGTTCCAAGTCGTCGGCAATTTGGCAATCAAATTCTGGATTTACACCATTGTGCCAGTCTCGCTCACTGCGACCATAGCGTTCGGCTTGAATGCAATTGTAGCAGTATTTTTCATGCATGTGCCCAGATCTAAGAGTCTGCCTGATTTCCTGCATGACTGGTCCGTGTAGGACCTGTTCAATGGTTTGAGTATTGAGATTGCCCAGCATGTTAGGATCACCAGCACAACAGGTTTTAACATCACCACGCGGATTGATATGCAGGCCTCGCCAAGGGGCGGCACAATAGAAATTGCTCATACTGCTATTTAACTACAGGGTTTTGGTAGGTATATTATTGACACCAGCTCTGTTTGGCATCGCCATAGTATTCACGTGCAAAGCCGTTGCGGATCAGTTCACTACGTAGACTGACACCGTCCAGGATCATGTCGCCCAGCACACGACCGCCAAACTTGTCCCATGAGTAGAGTATCACTTGATGCTTCTTGGTACTCTTCACAGCGTTTTTGGTAAACTCACTGGCGGCTTGACCACGGGCATCTTCGCTGGGGCATTGAGCACGATGCCCTTTTTCTGGTGTGTCCACTCCGAATATTCTCACCGCCAGTTCAGGCTTGAGTGGAGAGGGCAGGAATGGTGCACTAATCACAATGGTGTCGCCGTCGCTGACTCGAATGATCTGTGCGTCATAGGTCACGCCGTTGGGTGTTTTCTGTGCCATGGCCAAGCATGGAATCAGTAGTAGAGTGAGTAGTAGTTTTTTCATATTTGTATCTAAGCTATTTGGTAGGTGCCAGAAAGATCAAAGTGTGCGCCTGATTGCCAAGCACCAACAGCCGGAGTGTTGAATTTCCAAACTAGATCAGTGGTGCTACCAGAATAATACAGTTTCATGACTGTGGTGCTGTCAACCGTGTCTACAATTCCGGCAATATGGTATAAGGCAGGAGAACCAGCACCGGCTGTTTGATGCAGGGAGCCGCCGGCCAGTCTAAATGTGTTTAAGGCTGGAGTGGGCAGTGTAATCTGATATCCTGTGCTGCCAAAGTTGGTGACCCCTGTAAAATCCACATACACATGTATGAACATCAGAGGACCCATACGCACAAAAGATGCCGTGGCAGTGCCACCAGCAAATGTGTTGGACCCATCGCGAAACTGTGGGTTGAATGATGTGGTGCTGGTAACACCAGATCCGTAGGCGACCAAATTTAGATTTCCATTGACGTTGCCTACATAGATATCTTGTGTGAGTTGATTGACTACTAATTCGCTGGGGCGAGCAACACCGTTGTAATCGCCAATGGTTTCTTGTGC